GCTAACCCCTGGCGCTTTCGAGATCCATCAGAAGGACAAGAAAGGCGACTTTGTTCTTGTCGATGAAGGAACCACCAGCCTTAGCGAGATTCCGTTTGCTGTCGCTTACTCCAACCGCGTTGGTGTTCTTGAGTCGCGGCCACCGTTGGCAGACATCGCCGAGCTAAACCTCAAGGCTTACCAAGTACAAAGCGATCTCGACAATCAGCTGCACATCAGCGCGGTGCCGATGCTGGCGATCTTCGGATTCCCGCAGTCAGCAGAGGAGATCAGCGCAGGCCCTGGCGAAGCAATGGCGCTGCCTGAAGGTGCCTCGGCTCAATACATCGAGCCATCCGGCAACAGCTACAGCGCACAATTCCAGCGGCTGGAGCAGATCGCCAATCAGATCAACGACTTGGGTCTTGCTGCTGTCTTGGGCCAGAAGCTCAGCGCAGAGACGGCAGAAGCCAAGCGGATTGACCGCAGCCAAGGCGATTCCACGATGATGGTGATTGCTCAGCAGATGCAGGATCTGATCGACAACTGCCTTGGCTTTCATGCGCAGTACATGCAGCAGCCTCAAGCTGGCAGCAGCTTTGTCAATCGCGACTTCTTGGGTGACCGACTAGAGCCACAAGAGATTCAGTCTCTGTTGCAGTTGTACACCGCAGGGACAATCACCCAGGAAACACTCCTCAGGCAGCTTTCAGTCGGTGAAGTCCTCGGTGATGACTTTGATGTTGAGCAAGAGCTTGACGCAACACAATCAGGCGGGTTGATGGAAGCACCGCAGCCCGAGCCTGAGCCTGAGCCAGAAGTTGAAGCCACAATGCCAGAAGCAGAACAGGAGGAAGAGGATGGGGTGGATGAGCAGGCTGCGTAAGCCAAATCCAAACCGAAAGCAGCTCCTGTTCTTTGCGCAGGACGAGTTAAAAGAGAATTACTTTGCGGTTGTGCGAATCACTTGGTTTGCCGCAGGTCAGATATGCGCAGTGAACGAAGCTGTCGTTTATGAACATGACCTTGAAGCAGTCGCTGAGTTTTCAGGCATTGTCGGAGAAGCCTTGCGCGGCGGGGCTGATGTCTCAGTTGTTTGTGTCGCCAGCTGTGAAGAGGTTGGCCTTGAGCAGTTATGAGCGAGCCTGAAGCGTTTTACCGGCAGGCGATCGACCTGAATCGCTACAGCAATCACGTCGCCTTAAACGTGATGCGGGCGTACAACGACATCGTGATTGATGCGTTGCAAAAGCTGGATGATGTGGGGACGCTCAACCCAAGGGAAGCGGCACGCCTGAACGCTTTGTTGGCTCAGGTGCGCGAGAGCCTTAATACATGGGCTGGGGATAGCTCTGTTTATGCGGTGCAGGAGTTGAACGGCTTGGCCCGGCTGCAGGCTGACTTCATCTCAGGCCAGATCAAAGACGTGGTGAAGCCAAGCCTGGCTGACACTGTCCGCAGCGTTGAGATCACGCCGGATTTTGCGCGGTCTGTTGTCTTGGCTGACCCAACAGACATCAGCGCGGCTGTGTTGCAGCCAAGCCTTGAACAGCAGATCCGCGGTCAAGCGCCTGGCCTTGTCACGTTGGACGCTGGCAAAGGTGCCGCCCTTGTTCTGCCCAATGGCAAAACCCTTGGCACTGGATTCAGGCAGCTGGCCGAATCTTCTGCCGATAAGTTCCGCGTCACCGTTCAGAACGGGATGCTGACTGGGGAGAACATGCGAGACATGGTCAAGAGGCTGCGCGGCAACTTGCGGTTAGCTGATACGGCAAACATCGGCGCAACGATTGCCAAGGGCGGTGAACTGACGACGCTTGCTGACTCGCAGATCCGAGCATTGATCCGCACCTCTGTCACGCAGATGACCAACACGGTCAATCAGCAGATGTATATCGCCAACCAAGACGTTATTGATTCCTACCGCTACAGGGCGGTCTTGGATCTGCAGACCACGCCCATTTGCCAATCCCTTGATGGCAAGGTGTTCAAGTTTGGCAAGGGACCGCAACCGCCGCAGCACTTTGGGTGTCGTTCAACCATCGTGTTCATCACAAAGACTGAGGCCGAGGGCGACTTCAGGGAACGAACGCAGCGTGCGGCGCTTGGTGGTCTTGTTCCTTCTGACATGACTTATCCACAGTGGATTGCCAAGCAATCAGCAGCAGATCAAGAGAAAGCCTTGGGCGGTAAAGGCAAGGCCAGATTGTTTCGCAGCTTGCTCAAGCAAGATTCACCGGAGAAAGCCTTGGGCAAGTTCGTCAGCAAGGACGGGTCAGAACTAACTTTGAAGCAGCTGCAAGCAAAGTACGGTGCCCCTGAAACGCGGTAGCAGCAGGCAGGTCATTTCTGAAAACATCCGCAGGTTGATGCGTGAGGGCAAAAGCCGTTCGCAAGCGGCAGCGATTGCATTTAAGGAAGCTAGAAAACGGCGCAAGCGTTAATCTTTTGTTGTACCTGCCTGTTGGTTTGATGACGCTCCCCAGCAAGTATCAGTTCAAGGCGCAAGGCGAGGAAGCCAAGCCCAAAGCGACGGCCAAGAAAAAAGCCGCTAAAAAGGAAGCACCTTCGGAGGCTGAGTGATGCCTAGCGGACCCGGCACCTACGGCTCGAAGATGGGCCGTCCGCCCAAGAAAAAGAAAAAGAAGGGCGGCAAGAAAAAGTAATGGCACGGAAGCAGCGGCGCGTTCCGAAGGACAAGGCCACCGGCCTGCCTAAGAAGTACCTGTCAGGTGCGAAGAACCGTGCTGCCAAAGCCCGTGAGATTAAGCGAACTGCCGAGGCTTACAAGGCCGGGGAGTTTATCGACATCAAAGCCGTTTCCGCTTCGAGGACCAAGCAAGGTGGCACCAAAAAGAAAACCACTAACCGCCGGAACAAAAAAGGCTCTAAAAGAAAAGGCTGAGAAATCTCGTTTCTTTTATGGCGAGCTGGCCGAGGTCTACCGCAAGGGTCAGGGTGCTTACCTTGCGAGCGGATCACGCAATGTTCCGATGGCGGCTTGGGCTATGGGCCGGGTGAATGCCTACATGAAAGGCGGCAAGGCTCGAACTGCTGATGCTGCGATCTATGCCCGCTACAACAAAAAGCGATGAGTATCAAACGCGGTGGCCATACGTTTGCGGGCTTTGATAAGCCCATCCGCACGCCGAACCATCCGAGCGGCAAGTCTCACGCTGTTGTCGTTAAAGATGGTGATAAAGCGAAGCTCATTCGTTTTGGCCAGCAAGGCGCTAAGACGAAGCGTCCGCGCAAGGGTGAGAGTGCTGCAGACAAAGCTAAGCGGGCGTCATTCAAGAAACGCCACGCAAAAAACATCGCGAAGGGGAAGACATCTGCCGCATATTGGGCAGACAAAGTAAAGTGGTCGTGAAATCAACCTTACGGGTTATTCATGTCTGAAGAGCAGAATCAGGAGATTACGTCTCCCGCAGCTCCAAACAATGCCGAGCTGGATGCACTCAAGAACAGCATCCAAGCTCTTGAGAAAAAGAATTACGAGCTGATCGGCAAGCTCAAAGACGCAAAAACAATCCCTGACGGTGTTGATGTTCAGGAGTTGCTTGAGTTCAAGCGTTCTGTTGAACAGAACAAACTTGAATCAGAAGGCAAGTACACCGAGGCGCGTCAGGCTCTTGAGCAGCAGTTCCGCGAGGCTGCTGAAGCCAAGGACAAACGGATTGCTGAGCTTGAAGCACGAGTCCGCGAGCTAGAGCTGATTGCACCTGCGAACACAGCATTGGCCGATGTTGTGCATGATCCGAGCATCGTATTCAAGGCGGACCTGTTGAAGCCGGACCAGATTGAGCGCGAAGCTGATGGCACTGTTGTTGTCGTCAACGGCTATGAGCGCAAACCGATTGGCGAGTGGGCCAAGTCTTTGCCGGGTTACATGCAGAAAGCACCTAAGCCTGTCGGCAGTGGTGCGCCATCAGGACGCAGCGCAGGTGGCGACATCCCACCAGGCACAAAAAATCCTTTTGCCAAAGAGTCCTACAACCTCACAGAACAGTCGCGGCTCTATCGAACGGATCGGGATATGTATGAAAGGTTGAAAGCTGCTGCTAACCGTTAATATGTTGGGCAAGGCAAAGCTACGCAGAGCCGAACGGGTTACGCCCACACCGTAAACATCATTTTCAGGAGATCTTGTCGTGGCGCCTCTTCGCTCTGACATCATCATCCCGGAGGTGTTCACGCCATACGTTTTAGAAGCCACAACCCAGCGTGATGCCTTTTTGGCTAGCGGTGTTGTGCAACCTATGGCCGAACTGAACGCCGCCGAGGATGGTGGAGACTTCATCCAGGTCCCATTTTACGCCGCAAACCTTGCCGGTGATTTTGAGCGTCTGACTGACAGCTCTTCACTGACTCCCGGCAAGATCACTGCTGACAAGCAAGTGGCCGCCGTGCTCCATCGCGGCAGAGCCTTCGAAAGCCGGGACCTAGCCGCACTGGCTGCCGGTTCTGACCCGATGGCCGCTATCGGCGACAAGATTGCCGACTACATTGCCAACCAGCGTCAGAAGGATCTTCTGTCCTGCCTGGCCGGTGTGTTCGGTGCTGTGGGCGACACCAGCTCTGCTGCTTATGCAGGTCTGGCCGTTGACGGCGAATCCGGCGACACCCCCACTCAACTGACTGCACGTCAGGTGGTTGAAGGTCAGTCCCTGCTGGGCGACCAAGGCGACAAGCTGGCTGCTATCTGCGTCCACCCCAAGGTCTATTACGACCTGAAAGAGCGCCGTGCGCTCGACATGATCTACGACAACAACGGTCAGCCTGACTCCGGCGCAACCCAGGGCTCACTGGCTAACGCCTTTGGCTCCGTGGCTATTCCCACCTTCATGGGAATGCGCGTGATCGTGTCTGCTGATGTGCAGACTGCTGGCTCTGGTGCTTCTACCGAATACGCCAGCTACATGTTCACCCAAGGTGCCGTTGGCTCTGGTGAACAGCTTGCACTGCGGACTGACGTGGACCGTGACATCCTCGCCAAGAGCGATGCGATGGCTATCGACCTCCACTACGTCTACCACCCCATCGGAAGTAAATTCTCTACCTCCGTTTCCAACCCCACTCGAGCACAGCTCGAAACCGTGGGTAACTGGACCAAGGTTTTTGAGACGAACAACATCGGCATTGTTCGTATTACTTCGACTTCTGCTCTTGATTGATCGAGGTAACTAACCATGGCATCCATTTTTGAGGCAACAGCGGGCTCTCTGATTGGCCCGACCACTGGCGGCACTGTGACCCAGGCCACCAACAAAGCCACCGCCGTGACTCTCAACACAGAGTCCGGTCAGATCACCATGGCTGGCGCTGAGCTTGCCGGTGCTGCTGAGGTGACTTTCCAAGTCAACAACGACAAGATTGCCGCCACTGACGTGGTGGTGGTCAACCACAGCTCTGCCGGTACTGCTGGCAGCTATCTGGTTCAAGCCAACAGCATTGCTGCTGGTTCGTTCAAGATCACTGTGGCGAACGTTGGTTCTACCGCTAGC